GGCGGGGCAACGCTTTATTGTTGCTTACACAAAAGAATTGCCCGCTTTGAACGTGCCAATATACGGAGTAGTACAAGACGGAACGGCTTCGCATATCACGATAACAACGGGCGTGGACGCTAAATATATTGTCGCTATGGTCTATAACGGTAATGTTGATAGTGGAACGGCAGACGAAATGCTTGCAAGTGTTCAGATAGCCGAAGGCACGGACACAACCTACCACCCCTACACGGGCAACACCTACACCGTTTCATTCGGTCAGACGGTTTACGGCGGTGTGCTTGATGTTACGAGGGGGAAGTTACACGTTACATTTAAGAAGGTTCATTTAACATCTTCATTATCGTATATGTATGGCGGAAGTGCGGGAAACATTTGGTATTCTGCCAATGACGCATATCAGCCGACAACAACGAGCGAAAGCGGACTTGTTATATCTTCACACTTTAAGGCGGTTACGCAGTCCGCTATGGGTTCAAATGATAATTGTTTGTGTAAGACACAAAACAATGCGGTTATTTGGATAAAAGACACAACAGAGGGCTGGACAGACGTAGCAACATTCAAGACGTGGTTAGACACACAAGACGCAAACAATAACCCCGTTGAAGTGGCGTTCAAGTTAGCCACACCATTCGACATAGACCTCACGCCCGAACAGATAGAGGCACTGCTCGGAGTGAATAACGTGTATGCGGACTGCGGAAATGTAACAGTTACGTGTTTAATTTAATAAGGAGGAAACAACATGAAATTAAATAACAAAGTGTATGATATTTTCAAGTGGCTCGGATTGGCATTCTTTCCGGCACTTGCAATTCTTCTCTCAACCATTCTTCCGGTTTGGGGAGTAGATGCAAATCTCGTAAAGGCTCTTGTAGTTACTTGCAATGGTATTGGTGTATTCATTGCTGCTCTTATTGGTATTTCTCAGGCTACAATTGCTAAGGAAAAGCTTGAGATGCTTGAAGAGACAGATGATATTTACGAGGAACCGACAGAGGATGAAGCTCCTGTAACGGAGGACCCTGGAGAGGAGGCTTAATATGGCTACCGCAGCTAAAGCAAGATCCAAATTTAAGTCCTGGAACGGATACTCTGAGGCCAATGGTAAAGTCCAGAAGTATATCGTAGATCCTTGGAACAAGTACATGGGAATGAAGGTCAATTGCAAAAAGACAGCATGGTGTGCTATTGCTACTGCATCTTGTCTTTATCAGGTTGGTGTTAAGAAACTTTCCATGTCTGCAGGCTGTACTACTCAGATGAAGTGGTATAAGTCTAAGAAACGCTGGAGAAATCGTGGTGCAGTACCTAAGGTTGGTGACCTTGTTTTCTACGATTTTAAAGGTGATGGAAAAGCCACTCATACGGGAATGGTAACCTCTGTGAACTACAAAAAGAAGGGTTATATTTACGTAATTGAGGGAAATAAGTCCAATAAAGTTGGATATAGGCACATTTCGTATACTTCAAAGTACATTTTGGGCTTTGGAGTACCGTACTACAAGTAAAAGGAGGCCCTAAAATGGCTGGAAGACCTAGAAAGAACACAATGTTTACTGACATTACTGATATTTCGTCAACTGAAACAAAGGAAGATGTCAAGTCCATCGAGACACCGAAGGAGGATGTAGAAATCGCTCCTAAGCCGTCTATACGTTATGGCGTTGTAAAGTCTGATAGTTGGCTTAATATTAGAAATGATGCTAATATTAATGCTGGTATTGTAGGTACACTGAAGAACGGCGAGAAAGTTACTGTTTACGAAGAGAAGAATGGCTTCGGAAAGATTAGCAATCTCAGCAATATGTGGGTAAAGCTTGATTTCATAACCTTCTAAGAGGTGGCTTATGGACGATAACTCAATTTTGGAAGATATTTCCAAAAAGTTAGGAATCCAGGTTGATGAAGATTATTTTGACGATGATGTTGTAATGGACATCAATTCAGCGTTTAACCAGCTCTGTCAGTTAGGTGTGGGTCCTAAAACACCTTATAAAATCACTGGAACAGAAGAGAAATGGACGGATTTCATGCCTAACATTTCTGATTTTGAGGATGTAAAGACCTACATCTATCTGTATGTACGACTGATATTTGACCCTCCGACGAGTGGTTTCGTTACAGACGCTATTAAAGCTCGTATGGCTGAGCTTGAGTGGCGTATGTACGTTCAGGCGGACAATGAGCGTGATGATATTTTCCATCCTGGAATGATTTACAATGTTGGAGATAAGGTAGTTAAAGATGGTGTGCATTACGTTCGTATTGCTCCTCAAGAAGTACCTGAAAAGTGGAATTTCCGTAACTGGAAAGTCTATGATTACCAAGACGATACTGTTGCTACGTATGATATTTCAAAAGATTACGTCGTTGGCAATAAGTGTAAACATGATAACAAATATTACGTTTGCATAATTAATTCATCCGCCGGTGAATTTGATACAGAAAAATGGGTAGAATACAAACCATGAAAATTCTGTATATATGCAATTGTGAAAGACCATGCAGCAAGAGTATAGGGTGCTGTAAGAACGGCGGTCCTTGCAGCCATACTCTTGATGTACTGTATTCTAAAAATTATACAGAAACGCCATTAGTGACTGAGGATAAGAATTTTGAAAAGATTTCCAATGATTTTCAGGAAATGGCATATAGAGAGGTAAGTAAAGATGGCACAAAGTGATATGAAAACAATTAAGGAGTTAGATGCTGTTGATATTTCTCAGCATCCTTTAAACTCTGATTCGCAATTTGTGATAGTAGTTAATGAACCTGAATCTGGTGCTGAACATTGGGTTACTAAGAAAATAATGTTTCCAGATCTTAAAAATTCTATAGCGGCTGCACCTTGGACTGATGTTACTGGAGTTCTTACAGCAGGTAGCACTTCTGTAACTATTTCCGATGCATCAATATTAGCAACTTCAACTATTCAGGTATTTACTGATCCTGCACTTTTGTACAATAGCATAACTGTTGCTGTCGGTTCTGTTACGCTTACATTTGATGAGCAGCAGAGCGATGTTGCTGTGAAAGTGAGGGTTAGCTAATGGCTTGGGTTGAATCTCATTTAAATGGTGGCGGTGGAGTTAAATTAGACACTGTTCTCGAGAATGGTCAGGTTTCAACTACTTCTGCTTATGCAACTGCTAATTTTGAAGATATTTCTGATTACGACTTTCTATTTATTAAAGTAAATTATGACTATAATGGTACTATCCAAACTGTTTATACTGCAGCTGATGTTACTCAGATTGTTGTGTCTGGAAATTTTTTAGAGATTGGTATACGAACGCCTAATATTGGTATTCTTACTCTAGCTTTAACAAAAACATCAATATCTGGAAGAAGCTATGGTGGAGCATGGCGAAACATTTACGTAGACATAAAAGGAACTAACCTAGAAGTTTGGTGATATTTATGACATACTCAGAATGTATTCAGTATCATGACTTCTTATCAAGATTTAGGTATCTAAAACTTGGTGGTGGAGTTGGTGAAGAGACTTTCGGTTTTGAAAGATATTTAAACCAAGAATTCTACCACTCAGATGCTTGGAGATCATTCAGGCATCAAATAATCATAAGAGATAATGGCAATGACTTAGGGGTCGATGGTTTCCAGATAGGGGGACGAATAATCATTCACCATATAAAGCCCATAACCATTGCTGATATTCGTGATGGTTCACCAATAGTCCTTGACCCAGAGAATGTCATATGTGTTTCTCACAGAACACATGAAGCAATACACTATGGATCGGAGGATCTATTGGTGGACTATTTTCCAACTTCTAGAAAGCCAGGGGACACAAAACTCTGGTGATATTTCATTCAGCTTCACACGCCTCTCAACGATGCGTACCACGTGGAGCTTTTAATTTACCAACAACCACCCTGTCAGTGTAAGGTTCATAGGATCTCCTCTATTATAACTAACCTCAAAAAGCCATACACTGTTATTACCTCCTCAACACTGGCAGGGTGTTTGCTTACCTTTCATTGCTATCTTGTCCCTATGGTTCTTGATGAAGTTCGTCGAGATTGTAAAGATTGTAAAGACTGTAGGGACGGATAGTTAGGTTCGCAAAATTTTTTGTTCGTATAATAGAGAAACAGGTAGTAGTTGGAAGGAACGTCTGAAAAATGATCTAAGGTATTGAGAGATACGAAGCCCGTGAAACTCGGGTTCGAGAGCTCAATTGAAAGATTGTAAAGATGATAGGAAGATTCGGATTATTGTAAGATAATCTGCACGTAAGAGGCCATCTATAAACACGCTGAAATGCGTCGTGATCCGTGGGCGGGATCTATAAGCTTTACAGACCTTATTATTTTTAGCATTTTAATTTGGTCGCTATATTTTTTTATCCTATAATGAGGACGAAAACTATATTATGTCCTCAGAGAGGTATATATGAAAAAGTTAGTAGTGGTAATAGCAGTAGTAGCAATGACAATGCTTGTAATGGTAACAGGATGCAACAGATACGATAAAAAGGAAATGTATGTAGAATGCAAATTCGGTGCAGAATCTGGACGCGATTTCGGCTGCATGACATGGGATGTCCATTATTATGGATATAATAGCCGTGACATGGCCGAGGTTGATAGGGAAGTAATGACGAGAAATGGTATTGTATGTACGGCAATAAAGAGTGAGCATAGTAAGGGTAGAGTTGTATATTCTTTTAAAACATTAAATAGCAGAGTGTAATACTCTGCTATTATCTTTTCGCATTGATATTTAGTCGCTATATTTTTTTGTCTTATAATGGTACAAGAAAGGAGGTACTATTATGGAAAAGAATAGGAAAGATGGTTGGATTTTCGTAATTTCAGCATCTATATTTGTGCTTATGGTGGCGTTTATCGTTAGTATGATAATTTCCATGATTGGCGGAAGTTGGGAAACTATGATACAGTCAAGTGTTATAATGACTGTATGGACAGTTGACTTATCAGTAGCTATCATGGCATTCACAACACTAATTATTAGTATAATAGCATACAATATAAACTGAAATAGTGAATACGGCTGATATTTTCAGCCTATTCTTTTTCGCATATATTTTTTCGATAATAATAGAGGAGGTGTTTAACATGAAACCGAAACAGAAAGAAAATTTAGTAAATCTATTTTGGTCACTTTGGATACCTGAGATTTTCATAGCAATTGGAATTATTGTTTATGAATTAATTAGGTTGAGATTTGGCTGATATTTTACAAAACAAGGAGGTAAATATTATGTTAACAGAACTCGAATTTCAGGACAAGATTCATATAGTCTTAGATAAATCAATGGAAACTTATATTATGAATAGGGTTGGAACATATTGGGACAGATGGCTTGTTATTTCTATAAGGAAGAATGTTAGTTATGAAAATGGATCAGAAATAGATAGAGTATTTATGGATGACTCAGATGCATACGCATTCTATAAAGAAAGAATGCAGTCATATGGCTTCAAGCAATTCCCTATCATAGAGGAGTAGCCATCTAAGATATAGGACTTCTTGTCCTATATTTTTTCGCAAACTTATTACACCATATAATAGCAGACGATATAGATGGAGGTGGTGATAAACAGGAATTATTAGTCATTTAAGGCGTATTTTAGCCAGTTTAGACATTCAAATTCCAAGAATGTCTGCTGGCTAATGGGTTGATATTTATCGGCCTATTAGTTTTTCGCAAATTATTTACTTCTTATAATAGAACGATTGAGGCAAAATCTAAGGTCATAAAGGAGGTATTAGTTATGACAATCAGAGAGCTTATGGATCGTAGGGATGCAGCAGAACAGGCTGCAAGAGAGGCTTATGAGAAGGATCTTAAGGAACTTCTCGCAGGTAAGACCGCTGTTGAAAAGGTTCTCTTCATTACAGATGAACTCAGCAGAGATGGTTGGATGCGCCAGATCTTTAGAACGGCTAGTTTGTGGGATCATCCAGAAGTCATATATTATGACGAGGAAGTGACCATAAAGGCCGACTTTGGAAACGGCTACTTCGACATTCTCCGAATGACTGATTCTCAGTATGAGGAGCTCAAAGAGAGGTCTTCGCTTAAGTGCGAGTGGTGACTCCTTAAGAGGCTTGAAACATAGCCTCTTATATTTTTTCGCAAATAAAATTACTCCTATAATAGATAACTATAGGAGGTTAATCTTATGAGAACAATGGATCAAGTAAAGAATGATTTGAAGGTTAAGGAATGGCAGCAAGCAGAGGCAGCTCGTCAAGATAATGACGATCGTGTCTATGACTTAGGCTGCGACATAGCAGACCTTTACTCAGAGCTTTCTGAAATTGAAGCTCACGAGAAGCAGACTAAGTAAGTCTAGAATATAAGTCAACAGAATTGTTGGCTTATATTTCTTTCGCAGATAAATTCAATCATATAATAGATACTTTTAGGAGGTGAGAAATATGGAAAAAGTTTATGTCTTGATTGAAACTTGCGAAAGATGGAAACCATATGGCAAAAATGAATTATTAGTAGATGTATGCAAGACAAAGGAATCGGTTATTAAGTGTGCTAATGCGTATATTAAAAGAATGCAGAAATTATTTTCACTATGGAATGATGTAAAAGATGCATCTTTTGTATGTGATTTTCGCGACAAAGAAGTAACAGAGGATGAATTGTTTAAAATATATACTACTAATGATGATTGGATATTTGTACCATACGTATTCTATACAGAGCACAATGACGGTTTTAGAAGACAGGAATGGTCAATCCATATAGAGGAAAGACAATTAAAGTAGTCATAAATATAGCCCATATTCATGGGTTATATTTATTTTCGCAAATAAAAATTACATAATAATGGTCGGACAAACTATATTAAACCCGACTAAAAAGGAGGCATGAAATGTTTGAATTAATGAAAGCAAAATCTGAAGCTAGAAAAGTAAGAGGTGAAACGATCAATACGATCGAACAGTTCATTCGCAATCAGACTGTTAGTCTTTTAAAAATCAGTGATGTTGATGAACGAAAGGCAGCTGAAGACGAAATTGCTAAAATGGCAGCAATTAAAGAGGTTCTTAAGAAGAAGCAGGAACCTTCGAAACTTGTCTGTATTTTAGCAGAAGGTGGTGTAAAAGTTGGAGGAATAATATTAACGTTATTTTTGAAAGAACGTATGATGAATGCAGGAACTGGAGATAAGATAATTTCAAATGGATTAGATCAGATTATTAAATCTTAATTCAGAAAGGGGCTATGGAAACATAGCCTTCCTTTTTTTTATTTTTCGCAAATATATTTTTCCTTATAATGGATCAGTTTGAACTAATATTATAAGGGAGGTGATAGTAATGTTCATGGTATTGATGGGTGTAGCCTTGATTATCACGGGCATCGCTTATATCATCAAAGGTATAAGTGATAAGTGATTCGATATATAGCTCAGTTTTTCTGGGCTATATTCTTTTTCGCAAATAAATCACTTGCTATAATGGTTAACAGGAGGTTAATAATTATAGAAAGAGGTGATAATTTGGCAGGAAGAGTTATAAAAATTATATGCATGATTGTTATGATCTTTTACGTTATGGCTAGATTTCCGGTTCCGTTAGTGGTTATACCATTAATAGGAATGACGGCGATTTGGGTTAGCAATGAAGTAGAGGAGATAAAAGATGAAAGGCATAAAAAGAAGAACGATTCGGGGAATAAAGAGATAATCAATAGCAAATAACTAACCTCCTTTATAGCCGGACGATAGGTCAACAGAATTGTTGGCCTATTAGTCTTTCGCATTTTTATTGTTTCCTATAATGGTGATAGAAATAGGTCTATCACATGGTTAAAGATATAGGAGGAAAATATATGGAATACGCAATTACATTTATAGTAGCATTGGCAATAATCATCATAATTGCAGCTGTTGTTGTCGGCTTAAAGGTTTTATTAGGCTGGGGCATAGCTGAAATGATTGATTTTTTCCTTAAAAAGTAATTGATATTTGGAGACAGAAATGTCTCCTATATCTTTTTCGCAAAAAAATTGTATTGTATAATGCAAGTAACATTTAGGCATTTTTTAATAGATTCTATAAGGAGGATCTAAGTATGACAAAAGAGCAGTTTGTTGCAGAAATTAAGGCTGAAAAGGCTCAGTACATGATGGCGATTGAGGCATATTTTGATGCACTTATTGAACATGATTTTGATAAGGCATGCAAGTTGGCTTCGAATGCGATTTGTGTTCTTAAGCCAGATGTTCAGGCTTATATGGCTGAACAGATGTATGAGCTTGACTCATACGAGGAGTTAGAGGAAACTTATAAGAACGTTGTTGATGATGTTCTAAATGAGTTAGACAAGGATACAGGGGAATAATCCCCTATATCTTTTTCGCACAATGCCCCATCGCCCAATGGTAACGGCACCGGACTTTGACTCCGGGAGTGTTGGTTCGATTCCAACTGGGGCAGCCACCTCCGTATGGCTCAACGGTGACTTACTGCTATCAATAAGAAAGCGGCGTATCGTCTGGCGTTACAAGCGTGACTTGTAGGCTCAATAAGAACCTTCATTTTAAGTCATTACAAGTCAGAAAGGAGACATTAGTATGGCAGAATTTAAGTACAGAATTTGTCCAGAATGTTCTAGAATACTTGATATGGATTTTAAAAATCCAACTGGACAGATATTTTTAAATGATTTAATCGGCAGATTTTCTTCAAAATATATTATTGGTCTTTGTTATGATTGCCAACAGAAGAAAAATGAGAGGGAAGAAATCATAAAAACTTTACGTAGTGTAAGATCATTTCCGATTTTACCTGCAGATTTTTTGGATCAAGCAAAGGACATTATAAAAGTCAGAAAGGAGATAAAAACATGACAAAAGTTTATGTTGTAACAGAAGGAAGCTATAGCGATTATCATATTGTCGCTATATTTAGTGACAAAAATAATGCAGATATTCATGCTGCATTATTAAATAGCACTGAATCTTTTTATGATGAGGCTAGAGTAGAAGAATGGGACGTTGATGATGTAGAAATTGATACATGCAAAAAACTTATTCGTTATGCAACTGTTTATTATTGTAAAGGTGAGATAACACATGTCAATATTTCTAATGGAATCGATGGTCTGATTAAATTTGATCGGCCAATAAGAATTAATACTATCGGTGATTGGGTAAACGTAAGAGCGGACGATATAGATAAAGCTAAAAAGATATTCTATGATAAATATGCAGAAGCATTAAATAGGTATCTTATAGAATTTAAAAAGAGTCATTCGGAGGACTGATATTTATGGAAGAGATCATGAATGAAGATAGCATCTATTCTTTAATCGGGGATCCTTACGTTGTTAGAATCTTAGCAGATGATCCAGCTGGTGCATGTACGAGAAAACTATGGATAGCATATTCAGATATGTCTTATGAAATATTATATTTGGAAATACCAGCATACAGAACAGACAATGTTGAGTATTACGACAATGGTACGTATAAGCGCTCTTTCACAACTGGTTTTAGAAAGGGTATGGGATTGAGCAGAATGTCTAAATATAGAATGACTAAACCAGAGGCTCATGCATACATAGAGAAACAAACTAAAAAATGGTTAAAATCTTGTGAGGAGTCCAAAGAAAAATTTGGAAAATATGCATGAGGAGGACTGATATTTATGAAGCGTTTTGAACCTAAAAATTTTGTTGAGATATGTGAGCATTGTGGAAAAGTTCTTGAAGAAGGTGAAGAAAGATATTTAATAAGCACACAAAAGTGGAGTAAGGACGCCGCAGGAAATGGTCATTTAGTGCTTATTAATTCGACAGTTTTATGCAGAAAATGCTATTTGTAAAAAGGAGGATTAATATTTATGGGTGCAATGGATTTTTCATGTACAGGTTTTTCACTTAGTACAAACTTAATTCCTGCTCTAAAGGAAGAGAGGATAGATTTTAGGTCTGTTTATGCTACTTTATGTCATGCACAGAGTCTTATAGTAATGTACACAAATATTGATATTTGCAGAGTAGAGGCAATTCAAGATATACGCTCTTCATATTGCTACAAAGTTAATTGGGTCCATGATAGGGATATTATTTGTTTTCCTACAAACTACAGACATTATACAGCATTAATAGCCGACATTAAAAAAGCAATTAACAGATTAAAAAACGAAGGAGAGAACAAAATGGATAATAAGATGTATAAGGTTACAAGCATTGAATATGGATTTACTGGTCCATGCCACATAGATGAGGTTAATTTTACAGTAAATGTTTTAAGATCGCCATACGCTACGAGAGAAGATTGCGATAGAATTAAAGAAGCTATTGAGAGTATTAAAACAAATGATACAAAAGAATCGTGTTATGTAGTTTGCGGAAGAGGCAATGGTAAAACAGGTATGTGCTATGACACTTTAGCAGGCTTCACTACTTGGAGAAACGAGTATCAGAAAGAACGTGATAAGTTTGATATTAAGGACGTAATTTTCAACAATCCAGCAACTATTGTTTTCTGGGAAGACGGAACAAAGACAGTAGTAAAGGCTGAAAATGAGGAGTTTGATCCTGAAAAGGGCCTTGCTATGGCTATTACTAAGAAGGCTCTTGGAAATAGTTATGATTACTATGATACTTTCAAGAAGTATGTCGGCAGATACGAGAAGAAGCAGAAGAGGATTAACAATGAAAAGTAAAGAAGAATTATTTGTATCATCGGGAATCTTTGTATTAATCGTTGCAATGATATTTTTAGCTGTTAAATGTGAAAAATGTATAAGCAGTGATAAGTATAATAATGGAAACTGTGAATGTGGTGGACATTATGAGTATTTAGAAGCTGTTGGTCACAGATATTCAACAACTTATATTTTTTCATGCAATAAATGTGGAAGAAAAATAGAAATAAGTTATTTACCAAAGTAAGGAGGATAACTAATGGGCGCTTATATTTTAATAATACTTCTTTCTGTTGCATTCATAGTAGTGGTTGCGGTTGATATTTTCAAAGAAAGAAAGCATCAAGAAGATGTATACAATCTTATGGATAGGATCGACTATATGGAAGATCAGAATAACTATCTTATCAATGAGATATCTGATGTAAATCTCAAATTCGGTTTGTCTCTTGATAAAAGGGAGAAAAACTACAATGATATTTTCATGAAACTTAAAAAGACAGAAATTGAACTTGAGAAATGCGAGATGGAACGCGAGAGACTTAGAGCAAAATTGCAAGTTCTGGAGGAGACTGAAAATGAAGAAAAAGAAGTTAAAAAAGAAGATTAAGAAGCTTGAGAAAAAGGTTGATTATTTAGCCGAGAAACTTTGTGGTACAAAAGAAGCTATAACGAGGATTGAGAACGATAACAAATACTATAAAGAATGGATTGATACAAATCCTTCTACCGAAGATATTCAAAGGCAGATTAGTGAACTTAAATCTAAAATAAGTTGTCATGACAATAGACTTAGTGTTTTAGACGCAAGATCTAGGGTCGATTATACTATGTATAGCACAAATAAGGAGGAAAATAATGGCAACTAAACTTTATCCTTACAGAGCAGAGTGTGAAAAGGCAGGAGTAGCAATCTATTTTCTTGCAAGAAATGAAAAGGAAGCAATGGATAAGCTAGTTGGGCATCCTGGATATTGGCAGGCCCAGAAGAAATTTAAAACTAATAGGAATGATTGGATAATAACGGAGGGAAAATAATATGTCAGGAGAAGAAGCAAAAAGGACATTAGATGCTGTAGGTGGATTGTTAGTATTAATAGGAGCTACTTGTTTGCCAGAGGATAATAACGGACGACAAATGAAGCAGCTTTTTAATGACTATCAAGAAGCAGTTGGGGTCGCAAAGGATGCTATAAACATTATGGATGACAAGATAAACATTGAGAATAGAGGAGAATGAGGTGCTGTATGGACGACTATGTTGATGCTATTATTCGAGTAAAGGTTCCAAAATGGCAAATAGGTGAAGAAGTTAGTGTTCATTTTCCAGATACCATGATGAAACGAGGTAAATGTGAAATACTTGACGAGAGTGTTATTCAAGAAGGGGTAGATTATAGCCTGTATATAGAAGGGTACAAGGCTGGAAAGAAAGACTTTGAACCAAAGCAAGGTAAGTGGATAGATGTTGTTAATAGTGGATATCCTAGTGTATGGCATTATGAGTGTTCTGAATGTCATGGAAGACCTTTATGCACACCATTTACTAAAGAAGATTTTCTGAGTAAATTTTGCCCACATTGTGGAGCAGATATGAGAGGTGAAGAATGAGATTAGGTGATTTGGATGCTTTGGAGGAAAAACTTGACGAGCTTGAAAGGTATGTCGATGAAGAATATCATGTATGGATTCCGAATAAAGGGGTCTATGATATTTTAAATAATGCTGCTACAATAGCTAGAACTGAAAGACCCTTTGTTATGATTGAAGGAAAAGTAATCTATATAACACAAGGACATATAGATGCATTACTCGAATATGAGAAAAAAGAATTGACAAAAGAAGCAGTTGACAGGTTAATTGATTTTATTGTAAAGGATGATAAAAAAGATGGAAGAAATAAGAAATGCTAAAATAACTGACACTACTATAACAATGGAAGACCATGGCTGTTTGACTTTCTGGATCACTCTTGACGGAGGAGGATGGGGAGTTTCAATCGGAGGGTATGTTATCGGACATGGATATTTAGGTGCGAGCGAGTTTGATGGTTGTGGTGATGGTCTTGAAGCTATGATGAGGATCATGGACACTGTCGGAGTAGAGAAATGGGAAGATCTCGAAGGAAAGTATGTTAGAGTAAAGACTGAAGGTTATGGATGTACAGTTCATACTATAGGAAATGTTCTTAAAAACAAATGGTTTGATATTAAGAAGTTTTTTGAGGATAAGAAAAATGGGAACGAATAGTAATTTCTTAAATGGTATGTTTTATTCATCCGACGATGGTAAAACTTGGAAACCTATCACAAGTATTACAGATGCAACAATGTCTATATCATGCGATATATCCGAGGAAGATGCCGCTAGACTCTGGGCAATGGTTGAAGGTCTTGAAATTGTTCGGAGGGATGCAGAATGAACGAAAAAACCAGATACGGTTTTGGTATTAAGGTAATTCCTCTTTTGAGAGGTACGTGGAGTTTAGGAAGTAGTATATCACATTCTTTTGGTGAAACCTATTTGTTTATCAATTTTGCAAAATGGAGTATTACCATAGGATGGCTTATGAAAGGTGATGCAGAATGAAAATAGTATTTGAAATAATAGGTACTTTTATCGTTTCATTGTTATTTATAGCTGTGCCTATTTTATGTACTCTTTCGTTTGTTTATGACTGGTTTGTAGGTCTTAAACTCATTTTATTTTTTGGTTGTATTTTTGAATTTAGTACACTTATATGTTTGTTATCAGAAATAGCCGATATGAAGGATTAAAGAAAGGTGGTTTGGGATGACAGCAGATGAGATGCTTGAATTAGTAGAAACTATAGATAAAGCGATATTGCCTTTGGGATATGAGGTAATAACCGGTAACGAAGAAGGTGATATTTTTAATTTAGTTTTAAGTAAACGGGACAATGAGGAGGTGCAGAATGAATAACGACAAACTAAACGAGGCCATCAAGACCATTATGGAGTTATGCAAAGACAAAGGAAGGGGTCTGTATTGTGCAGAGTGCCCAATGAATTGGAATTGTGGCTATGATCCTGCATTTTGGGACGAAGTGAAAGGTAGTTCGGAATGAGTGATTTAGAATTAGTTGAACTTATGTATAGATATGAGCAGTTAAAAGACGAATACGAGGACTTCTTGCAGTCTGATTTTTGTAAAGAACTTAACAAAAATGGATATAACACACCTGATTTAGTTGAATATGTAAGGACTTATGGTGTGTTATGGGCATGCTCAAGAAATGAGGAAGGCGGAACAGAATGAAATCCAATATCCACAAGAAAATGACTTTTGAAGATAAGTTTGATAGAAAATATGCTTGTTGGGTAAAGAATAATCGTAAAGCATGGCATTATTGGAAACGTAGAAATAGGAAGTTGTTTCGTATAAAGATGAAAGGCGGTACGGAGAATGGATAAATTTTGCGAAGATTGCGTTCACAATGCAGTATGCCAGTACGGTGCATACTGTCCGAGCGGTCATTGTAATGATAAAGATACCCTTGACGATTTGAGACCGCAAGGCGAGTGGATAGAGAAACAAGAAACACCCGCATCAGTATCCTATTATTGTTCTAATTGTAAAATGAGAGATTTACCTTTTCTACCCTATTGCCCTTGGTGCGGAGCAAAAATGAAAGGTGGTGAAGAAAATGAGTGATACTGTAATCAAAACAATAGCAATTTGTTTTACTATTATTTGTGTGTTTTATATTATGTCCAGAGTAATGATAGCAGAACAAATCTCTAAAAATTCTTTTGACGAAGAAGAGGAGAATACAGACAATGAAAAGACTAATTGATTTAAAAATAGATGGAGAAGAATCCGGCGGACCTCTTGGTGGGACGGCTCCTTATAAAGTTATTCTTTTTGAAAAATGCACAGTAAGAGAATTTGTTGAGTATGTACTAGATACTGAAAAAGATTGGGGTTATATTGGTATTTACAATCCAGAAAAAGATCCATTTTTTGGTTATCCGAATATCAAGTATTCATATGGTAAACTCGAAGCAGGATCAACCATTGAAGACTTTGGAGAATTTCTAGACAAACCGGTTATTAAAGCTACTGCTGATGGTGGCTGGTCTAGAATGGATTATATTCTTTATGTATAAGGAGATAAAAAATGAAAAGATTATATGATTGGTTCACAAACAAGTATGATATTTTCGATGATGAGACAGGCGAATGGAAAGGAATTAATGATTTTTGCCTTACTGAGCCTCCTGCAGAAAAAGGACGTGGTATTCGAATAATCATACGACATAACGAGTGAGAAGACACCATGAGCTATATCCAGGACCTGTTTGAAGGTAAGGATTATAGTCTAGACGATGATATGTTTGAGGTAATCACAAAAACAATTGATGCAATTATGGAGGTAATGCCGAAATGAAGAAAGTGTATGTATTGGTTTTGGAGCACGGGAAGACTGGAGATGAGAAGTTTACTGATATTCTCCATATCTGTAACGATGAAGATCTTGCTGTCGAGTATGCTAACAGCTATGTGAACGATGCTATTCATGATTCTCTTCGTGAAGAACACAAGGGCTTTGTTTGGGTAGAGAGACAAGAAGGAAAATACTATAATAAGGAAGAGTTGTATAGAGGCTGCTGTTTCTTAGCATATGGTGATCATGATACAGATTCTATAATAGAATTTTATAACATTACTATGGAAGAGCACGATCTCAAGGAGGATTGATATTTATGGACGAGATTAAGAACGAAACACAGAAGTCTGGAAGATATCCTTGGGGTACAGAAGGAAAAACGATACGTATGGAAATAGGTATTAAAGAAGTGGCAGATCTTATTACTAATATGTCACTTAATGGTGCAACAGAAGATGAGCTCTTTAGAGCTATTGAATATTCAACAGGTGTGATAGATCTTTATCGTCTTAGACGCTATAATTCTATTGACGAACTTATTAAAAAATATGGTATATCTAAGCCTATGTGCTATGGTATATCTAAGCCTATATGCAAGGAGGATTGATATTTATGAAGAACATGAGAAGAAGCTACAATTACAATCATCAGAAGAATGATCCTAGAGTATGCTATATCGCTAAGGATGGTGGATATACTACAGAAGAGAAGAATGCAAAGAACAAGATCAGAAGAAATCGTAAGTTTAACTTTGATCCCGATAGCAATCGCTATATTGAGAGGTGATATTTATGGATGAGATTAAGAACGAAACACAGAAGGCAGAGGAAAAGATGAGAAAGGAGTGGAGTGTCCAGGAGATAATGGGCACTCTCTCAAAGGAACAGCAGATGTTGCTTTCATATTTCATGCATATCTCGGTACAGAAAGGACGAGTGATGGGACGCATGGAGATGGATGGCAAGACAGCAGAAGAGATTGCAAAGGCTGTAAATGCACCGGTTGATGCAATTCAGAAAGCATTGGAAGAGGATCCGTTTGAGGTGATTGCAAAATGAGATCAGTGATATTTACATGTGACAAATGTAAAAAAGAGGCAAAAAATTCTGTAATTAAGGATGATAGCGAAGAACATTGGTCTTTAGGCTGGATAACAATTTGTAAAGACGTTGAAAGTAGATATATGGATGGCTTCGTTGAAGAAAGGGAAATTCATTTATGCCCAGAGTGCGGTGAGAAGCTATTTAAAGCATTATCAGAACTTTTTGAAGAAGATTGATATTTTAAAAAGGAGTCAAAATTATGGCAGTAAACCCGTTTGCAACTAACTATCTTGTAGCCGATCATGACATGTACAAAGAATTCATGGACAAAAGATTCGAGTATATGAAGGATAATAACATAGAAACTGATGTTCTGTTCTGTAATGGTAATAAAAAAGGTGTATGCTTTATTCCTACTGGCAAGATTTCGGCAAATGATACGAGTTCTTATACAGCAATTATTAAATGGCATTGCATAACCATTTCATATAGTATTTGGTGCGATTTAGTGAAAGATTATGTGAAAGAGGACAATAGGGTTGCTAATTACAAGAAATTTGTAAATGTACCGGTTGATGTTCTCAAGAAGTTCAAGTATCGTGTAGAGAGATCCATTGAGAATGCCAAGTGTGATTACAACAAAAAGATAAATGGTGGACATGGTGGCGGAAGTTGTGATGCTTGCAGATATTTGGTAATGTTCTGGACATATCTCGATCTTAAGAGAGATTGTAAGACACAAAGATATTTCCCGGATCTTGACACAATACAGCGTGCCGCTAAGGTATTCGGATATGCGGATAATGAAAATCCGTTCGAAATGAATGGTAGATTTACAAAGCGTGCTAATCGTAACGTATCGGAGGAGAAGCCTATGGAACAGACAGAACAGAATGTTGATATTCGTAGCATAAAGATTGAGGATCTTGAGCTTTCTATGAGAGCATATAATGCACTTAAGCTGGCGAGAATTAATACTCTCGGTGATATTCTCGATAAGACTTATGACAATCTTTCAAAAGTAAGAAACCTGGGTCTTCATAGTCTTAGAGAGATAGAGGCTAAGCTTAATGAATATGGCTACGGTTTCTCAGGGGATGGAGTTATCAGACCTAATGTAGCTCCTAAGGAATCTGTAATTGATATTGCAGAAGAGGCTGCTAAGAAGGTCGAGGAAGAAGAGAAGTTGAACAGGGCTGAGATGGTTCATCCTTATGATTATAATGCTCTTCTTGAGAAGTATAATAAGCTTAAGGATAACTATGATGAGCTCGACGCAGATAGAGACAGGTTTCTTAATAGAAATCACGATCTTATTAAAGAGATCGAAAATCTTGAGAATAATATGGCAGAACTTAAGAGCAGAGAGATGAAGCTCAATATTGCAGCAAATCCTAAAAACCTTGACACTCTTGCTCTTCTCAACACTGTTCTTGAGAAGATGAAGGAATCTAAGATGGAGTACATTCTGCTGACTATCGATGGAATGGTCATTGATATTCACCCAAAGCAGAATTTTACTATCAAAACAAGGGAGGCTGGATATGGAAGAGTATAAGTTTCACTGGACTGCAATTGATGATACCTCAGCACCTAAGCCTAACGAGCATGATACTTGCATTGTCTGTATGGAATGTCCTAGTGAGTCAGACTGGCATTTGCAGATAGCTCATTGGTATTTCAAAGGTGCTGAGCTTGATATTGTAGACAAGGATGGTAAAAATCATGTCTTTACAATTAAAAAGGATGGTTTTTATCATGTTCAGGAAACTAGTGCTAAGCCCCATGTATATCTCATGCATGGGGTTAAGTTCTGGACAATTCTTCCTAAACCAAAAGTAAAGCCGGATGATATTTTGACAATTGAGTGAGGTACAAAAATGACGAATGAATTAAAAATGATTGAAGCTTTGCAAAATGTTGCAAAATCTTTTGGTTATAATACAGTAGACTTCACGGCAGATAAGTATAATGGTGTAACAATTCATTTCGAAGAACCAGATTATGTCGAACTTAAAGCAGATGGTAAAACCATTGAAAAGATAGTAAAGGAATAATTTCGCAAATAAAACATAAGGTATAATAGAGGACGGATATTATTAGGGACAGAAACTCCGTGTTCACATTAAATTGTGATTCGGTGATGAATAGAAACAACGGTATATATAAGTCCTCTTATTATTTTTTTTTACTTGAAAGGAGTAAACGAACATGAAGGCAAAAACTAAGGAGTTCATTGTGGACGTAGGCTCATTCGTAGTCACAACAAGCACTTGTGCAATGCTCGGTTGGGCAGCTAGCGGAGGTACTGCACTTATCTTGAACTCGATGTTCAAGGACGGTGTTTCCAAAGGAGCTGCTAAGTTCTTCGAGACTGCATGTACGCTCGGAGGCATCGGTATTGCTTGGACAGCCATTGATCCTGTATACACTCAGGTAAGGGGTCGTCTGGAAGATGTCATGGATGTTTTTCCTACAGACCCTGAAGTTAAGGAGGTAAAATCTGATGATTAATGGCGTTTGGACAGCTGTAAAAGGTTTCTGTAATAGGCATGCTAACTTGATATTTGGAGCTCTTGGTGTTGCTGGAGTTGTAGGTACTGGTATCTGCAGCTCCATTGCAACCAAGAATGCTCTTGATATTCTCAATGAGCATGAAGGAGAAAACCTTACAACAAAGGACAAGATTAAGCTCGTATGGCCTGAATACATATGGGCAGGAATTGTAGGAGTTGGTACTTGTGGCAGTATTGTTATTAGTAATGTTGTGTCTGCGAAGAAGGCAGCAGCATTGACGGCAGCATTGTTGATATCTAAGGAGCAACTTGACACAACAAGAGCTGTTTTCGACGATTATAGACAGGAGACAATGAAGTATTTGCCTCAAGATCCTGAAGAGCAGGCTAAGATTCAGAAAATAATTGATCGGAGGCCGAAGCTTGAAGATGGCGAAAAGCCAAAGTATATACGTGATCATCTTGGTGATATTCTGCATATTCATGAATTAGATACTGGTTTAGAATATGATTGCCGTTTAATTGATTTAGATGCAGGCGTAAATGAGGCTAATGCAATTATTAATGAGCAAGGTTTCTGTTCACTAAATACATTCCATGAATTGATTCCTAATACAAATGTCAATAATACTGAAATAGGCTGGGACATTGGTTGGGATGGAATGTATCAAGGATTGATTGGATATTCTCATAGTGAGCACTTAGAGCAAGGACCAAATGGTGAAGGAGTCATTATTGTTGATATTGTATTTAACAAATGTCCTGAACCGAAATCGAGATAATTCGCAAAAAAATATTACACAATAATGGCATAAGCCAAAAATATTATATTTGGAGGTACGTTTATGGCAGAAAATGAAAAGCAGGAAGTTCAGAAGGGACTTGAGGCAGTTCAGGTAGCTGAAGAAAAAGTAGAGAAGATTAAAGCTGAAAAGGCTGCGAAGAAAGCGGCTAGATGCGCTAAAAGACTTGAGTGGAAAGGTCCATTTAAGCTCGTGGGTAAAATCATAAATGCTTATGATGAAAAGCCCGTCGAGATGTGGACTGGAACTCTGTTTGGTGGTGCAGTTGGTGCTGCAGCAGTTTTTGGCGGACAGAAGCTTCTTGAAAAATTCGGCAAGAAGGACGAAGAAGAGACAGTAGAAGAAGAAACTCCTATTTTGGAGTCAGAGACAGCCCCGTTTGATACGGAGGCTTAAGCCAATATAGGTCAACTAAATAGTTGGCCTATATTTTTTACCTGACGCAAGTTGAAAGGAGCATGGGTAATGACAGAAGCAGTACGTAATGGAATTGAAATGACAGTAGTAACAGTTGCAGGTGCAGGAATTGATTTTCTCATAAACAAAGCAGTTGACCATGTGTATCAACCAGAGAATATTCCAGAGAAGATTATCTGTGGTGTAGGCAAACTTGGTCTTTCATTAGGTGCAAATTATGGTGTCTATAAGGTGGTTCATGACATCATGCATCCTGCAGAAGAAAAGAAGTACGAAGATCTTGTGAATGAGTATGTAAATGCTGTCACATTCAATTCAGAAGTAGCAAAAGTCATGGCAGAGCATCAAGTTAAGATTGAAAACTCTGTTGATGATATTTATAAAAAGATTATGGAGGGAACAAATGGCTGAAGTTCCTATGAATAGAGACTTAGTTCCGTATAATAATAGTTTTGCGGCTAAGTCATCATTAACACAAAATAAAGAAGAGCCAGAAAAGCCAAAGTTGCAGGGTGATATTCAGGGTGGAGTAACGTTAAAGCGAAAAACTCCTGGTCAGCGATTTATGGACAGGTTTGTAAAGACGGACTTACATACTGTAGGGACGACTTTGTTTGATGACGTTATTGTACCTGCAATTATGGATATGCTGTATAAAGCAGGACATGATGCATTGTCTATGTTCATATATGGTGATACTCGAGGCTCTCGAACAGGCGGATTAAGATCAATAGGAGGGATAGTACGTGATTACACTTCTTATTCTAGCAGTAGTATTTCTCGTTCTCGCGATCGTGATAGGGTTGATATTTATAGACCTGAAGATAGCCCACGCTATAATAACATGGTTTTTGAAATCAGGAGCGATGCCGAGAATATTCTTTTCAATATGCGTGATTACATTAATACTTATGATAATATTCAGATAGTAAGATTGTATGAGCTTGTTGAAGAGCAGACAGGAATTAAGATTCCTATGACCGCACAAGATGCAAAATTTGGTTGGTCTGATCTGACAAACGCAACTGTTAGGCAGGTTCGTGGTGGATATTTGTTAGATTTGCCTAATCCGATAGTATTGGAGCATTAAGATGACAGAAGAAGAATTTGTAAGATTATTTAACACAATGGGATTTAATAATGGAATTGTTAAGGAATCCAGATTAATCAATACAAATAGTATATATTTAATAATGTTTGACGGACCGGACTTGATATTTGAATACCATGACATGTCTGATTGGTCTGTACAAACAGCTAAAAGTTATGTGAGAAAAGGAGACGAAAATGAGTTTGTTGGTAGCAATTAAAACAGGATTAAACGTAGCAAAGGACTGGACTATTAAACACAGTCCTGAGTTGCTTCTTGGTACAAGCATTGCATCTGGTATTGGAGCAACGGTTTGCGGATGTATTGCAACAAAGAAGATGGAGGCAATCAATGCAAAACATAGGGAAATCCTTGATATAATTCATAAATCAGGAGAAGATCTCGATGGAGAAATCGCTGATGGAAAGACATTATTCAAGGAAAACCCTGCATATAAAAGAAACATCACGAAAGAGTATGGACGCTATTGGCTTGATATTGCAAAGGCTTGGGCTCCATGTGTTGGCCTTACTCTTGCTTCCGGTACGGCTGCTCTTGCAAGTTTCAAGATTATTAACGGAAGACTAGTAGTTGCAGAGACAGCGTTTGCAGGTGTTACAAAAGCATTTGAGC